ATTAAAAACTGATTTCATCTGGGGCAATGTCACGGCATTGCCTGCACATGCAATCAAACCAAAGAAAGGACACAGCATGAAAATCAAAACAATCGCAAGCAATCTGACAGAATTGCAAATCAACGGCATGACCTTTGCCTTTTCATATTCAACACCTGTTGCGGGTTGGGATGACCAAGGCGCGTTTAAGACTGACACAAAGTTTAGTCCAACAACGTCAAAGCATATCAAGAAATATTTAGGCGATGCGTTCGGCGATGCGCGCGTTGTTCCGCAATCATTGATTGAGGGGTTGGCAAAATGATCAAGCAATTCATTGAGGCAGCAAAGCATGCCACCTTGTCAGATTGGCTAGGTGGCGTGGCAGTAATCATTATCACATTCGCGTTTTTATACGTGACACCATGAAAGGACACAGCATGACAGAGCTAGAAACCTACGACACAGAGCAAGCGCACAACATGTGGCACGATGGGCACGTTGTCTTTTGCGCTGCTGATCCTCTTGATCCTGACTACACGGTAGCAATCACAGAGGCCCACCAATTTGTTGACCTTGATGGTCATCTATTCATCATCGAACTGTAAGAAAGGACAGAGCATGACACTAACAGAAAAAATGCAGCGTTTGGTATCGCTTGACCGCGCTATGGAATACGCAGCGACAGAGGATAAATTTGTTTACGCCCTCGACACGTTGCGCCATGAATTAGATTTACGTTTGCCAATCAATCGCAAGATGACCGACGATATTGTTGAACAGTTCGAGGGCATGTTGGAGGCCGCGCTATGACCAACACAATCAGCAAAGCATTAGTAAACGCAGACGCGCTTGACCAAAAGTTGAGCGCAGCGATTACGCAGAACGGCGCAATGCAAACCAATATCAAGCGCGTGACCGTGCTTGACCATGCGGGCCGCGAGGTTGCTTGCGCCATTATCGAACGTCAAGCCAATGAGCTTGATGACATACTAAACAAAGCGCTTGCGGATGTTGAGCGCCTTGAATTGCAGCTACGTGAGTTGCTGCAGCAACAAAGCGACACAGAGCGCGCAGAACTAATTTTAACAGCGTTTAAATAAGAAAGGACACGCTATGACTAAACAAGATTACATCGACATGCTTGAGGGTATGCAGAGCCGCAACTTAGGTATGCGAGGTTTAACACCTGAGCAGCGCAAAGCATTGATAGAGGCGCAAGCCTCAGTCAACAGCATCATCGACAGCGTTAGCGATGGTTTCGAAATTCTGCTGAGCGATCTTAGAGAGCTAGATAACGCGCGGTGGGGTTTATACAACGCATTCAGCAGAACTGAGCCATGCGATCACCAAATAGAAAACATGCGAGAGCATGGCCTTGATTGGGATTTTGGCGCGGGTATCTGGTTTGAAATGTCAGACGACGACGATACAGCCGATGAATAATTGAAACAAACATTCGCCACAAAATGCCCCGCTCCTGCTAGTCAGGTTGCGGGGTTTTTTGTTTGTCCTGCAGTGAGTGCATATAAGCCACCACAGAGGGCGCTAACTGCTCGATCAGGTACATACCCTGCGAAACAGGTATTACCCCTATCAGGCGGCCCTCTGTGTGGACGTGAACGCCATCTGGATGCACGGTCCACACTATAGGTTTTCGATCTGCCATTTTCTTTCCTTGATTTGCGCAATTTCTGCCTCAGTCCAACGCGGCAAATCTGAGCGCAACCATTTGCGACGATTGGCAAGCCCTTCAAGCTCTTCTAGCGTGTGGATGCTTTGTAGGATTTTGTGCAGCGGCCTTGCCTTGGCCTCGCCCTCACCACGCAGCATTTTGACCACAGGTTCAGCTTGCCAAATGTCTTTGATCTGCATGCTATAATTGTTTTGGGTGATCTTTAGCCCATTTGACCCAAGCGTTTCACCTGCCCTAATTAGCTTTGCATCGCGCAGGAATGCTTGCTTGCCATACCCGCCACAAATCCAAACCTTAGAGCCATTTTTTAGAACACTGGTGAAAAGCAAAAAGTCGCATGCCTGTTTCCTTGTGTATTCTAAAATATTTACGTCAAAATGTGGCTCAGGCGGTACGCTACGCATTTTACTCTTTACGTCTACCTTCAAGCCCCACCACGTTTTAAAATCGTGGTTGTAGTCTCGCACCATTTCGCCGCCCACATATTCGCACGCTACAATCTCAGCAAGCGCGGCATGCGCATCCCTTTTACCTGCAGTAAGCGATCCAAGATGCTTCATATTCTTAGCTTGTTCTTTGGCTGCAGTTCTATGATCTTCAGTTGTCTCAATCTCAATCATAATTCGCCCCACTAATTTAATAATAATGCCTATAGGCATTTTATTATTATTATTAGTTGTTAGTGCGCGGCTAATATTTCGCTAATAAAACTAATATTTACCGCACCTAAGTCGTTGTTTTTGCTGCTAATGTCATTATTAGTCAGCGTCGAACGGGTCTTTCAGCATGCCATCCTTGTCAGTAAACCAAATTTGACCCTCATTTGCAGCAATATGACCACCCTCAAGCAAGCCATTTACCGCCTGTTTATAGGTTTGGCTTGGATTGGTTGCGCCCACCAATTTTCCCTTGAAGTGATCCTTGATGGTTTCCTCTGGGATGCACCAGAAGCGACCCGCGTCAGGCCATCCCGCACCTGCAGGGTTTGGCTTGCCGACACGCTCACCGCGCAACTGATAGAATACCTTTTTGAATAACAGTTGCTGCTTGCCAGTGATCTTTGTCTTGCGCTTTTGCTCCATCTCTTCGCCTGTGGCTTCGCGGATAGTACAGGTTGTGATGGGATCGCCGTCATCATCTTCGCCCATCGTTTGCGTTTCCAGAATAAAGTTGAACGATTTGCCCACTTCCATGTCGCGCTGTTTTGTTGCAACGGCTGTTCTGACGCTCATTTCTTCGTCAAGCGTTAGTTCGATCTCTGTATCTGCTGCCGCCTTTAGGCTTGACGCGCCACGCACGCCCTTCGATGCATCTTTTCCAGAGTGCGCCACCATCTGCACATGAATGCCAGTTTCTGCACGCAAAGAGTCGCAATTTGCGACGAATTGCGCCATTTCGCTATTGTCGTTTTCGTTTAGCTGCCCCTGTGTGGCACGGCTAATTGTATCGACCACGATCATGCGCACAGGTCCAAACTTCTTTGTCATCTCTTCCAAGATTGCTTTGACCCGCCCCATGTCCTCTTCGCTGTTGAACAGGTTAATAGGTGCAGCGCGCATCGCTAAGCGCACGTTTTTATGTTCTGGATATTTCTTGCGCAGCGCAGCAATACGCGCTTGCCATGACAGCCCGCCCTCAGTTTGCAGGTAAAGCACAGGCCCACCACGCACCTTATTGCCCTGCCAAGGTTCATTTGCAGCAACGTGCCACGCCATGTCTTGGCAGAAAAAAGTTTTGCCCACGTTTGACGCGCCATATACGATTGACATGCTATCGTCGCTCAGCCATCCCTTGATGATGTAGTTTGCGCTTGTCGAGATTTGCACGTCATCAGGAAAGCACACATCGTCTAGTGCGGACTTTGGTTCTAGCTTTGTCCTTGTGTGTTCTGGGCCGCGCGCTACGAAAATGTCGTTCCAATCAAAACCCTCATTGTCAGGCAGGACATGCGTCACGCCAAACATCTCGAAAGCCTTTTCGCATGCCTTGCGACCTGCCGCGTCATTATCGCCTGCAATTATTAAATTTGCATTGGGTTTGACCTCGCGCATTACTTCTATGACATTTGTAATGTTATTTGCGTTTAGGCAGTGAATTGCAGGTTTACCTGTACTTTCGTGTACGGCTGCTGCAGTGGCAAAGCCCTCGCAAAGATATGCAAAATCTGTGATTGGCCCACCAACTACGTGAAAGCATCCATTGGGCTGCAAGCCTTGGTTAAATTTCTTTTTGCCATCTGGTTCGATGATCTGAGTGCCGACACGCTTACCTGCCTTGTTGACGATTGGGATCATCAGGTCAGGCCCATCTATCTTTGCGCCATGCTGCTGAATGCGCTTGCGCTTTAGGTATTCGTTGTCTGTGTCAACCTCTGGGAATGGCGTCACATCACCCATAACTGTCGCTTTCTTTTCTGGTGTAAATTCTGGGAGTAATTTGCGCGCTCTCAGTTCCTTGGTTATAGCAGAAAAATCATCACATTGGCGACACTGCACACGCACCTCGCCTTGATATTGACTGATCCAAAACCGATCCTTGCCGCCACAATTGGGGCATGCCCCATGCCATTCGCCACGCGCAAGTTGTTGCAATTTTAATGCATCAATAATTCCTTGCGCATATTCGTCCCAATACGGTGTAGAATTATTGCCTTGCCCTACTATATGTTGTACCATGTTAATGTTAGCCTCTTTATATCGCGGTTAATTTTTGCCTCGCTCCGCACTTCTCGTCCTTTCTTTGTGCGGATAGAACTAAA